ACAGACAAGCGAGAGGACAGAGGTGTAAACGGCTGATAATAGTAGTTTGCATCATCATAACTCAAAGAGGCTAAAGGTTTGATAACGTGTTCTGTATCAGTAGCAGAAGCAAAAGAGCCAGAAACACCCCAGGCTTTAAACAAAGTAGCAGGAATTAACAACTTAGGATCGGCATCTTCACTCGCAACAATAGAGCCAACGACCTCACCTTGTACAGAAGTAACAGGAACACCGAGATAATCAGCAAGTCCAGACACACCAAACAAAGCACCTTCACCAAACGCAGAATCTTGTACAGAAATATACGGGGGTTCGAGTTTTGAAGATTGATCATTCGGGGAAGAAATCCAATCCCGATAATCTTTCCACAAAGTACGAAGCGGTACTTTATAAAAAGACAAATATGCCTTCATATTTGTCTGTACGGGGAACATCATAGGCATAAATCGAAGCCCAAATTGAGGTTTAATCCGCAAAGAACTATTAGGCGGACAAAGTTCACAATAAACGGGTGTAATACGACCTAAAGCAGTCGTAAAATTAGAGGTTTTAGACCAATCAAATATGGATCGCTTAACATCATTACGAATGTCTCCAATCTGGTCAAATACATTTTTTGCCATAATTACTGTTGTTTTTGATTAATAGGTACAATTACTTTTGTAGAATCCATTTTTGTAGTGACAGACGGTGAAGTTTGGGAACTAATGGACGATGAAGAATTTCCTTTTTGTACAAATAAATTACTTGTACAAGCGGACAGGAGCAAGAAGATAGCAACAATTACGCCGAACTCAATACAAACGATCACAACGGCAGCAATCGGAGATTTTTTGTACAACGCTTTCAACAGTTCAATAATCTTTTCATTTTCAACGTTCATAACCATAATATTTAAGTCAGTTATAATTTCAAGCTTCACGGGCAAATCATAGCGAAGCAATGATCAGCCCCCCTCCGCCCCCCATTCTATGGGGGGGACGTGGTTTTTTCATAATTAAAAGATGTCCTTGTGATCATTACGATGTGAATTTCTAAGGACAGTTTCAACCAGAAGAGCCACGTCTATTTGCTCATTAGGATCGGAGATACTTTGAAGATAAAGACCACGTTCATTTAAGAACTTATCACGATCACAAAAATAAGTGCTATAATCAGGAATGTCAAGTACCTTTAACGCCAAATCGTTAATTTCGTCTAAAAGAAGATAGCAATATTCATTAAAATCATCAATAGTACGTAACCAACTATAATTATTGCATTTATCACGCGTAGGCGAAAAGCCAAGAAACGATATTCTTTTGAGAGCTTCACGCCATAAAGGACGAGAATCCAAGTCTGTAAAAGGCTCATAATAAGTACGTTTATCTTCAAGACCAAAATCAAAGAGGTCAGTCTTATACAATTGGCAAAAACGAGTTGTAACATCATTGAAAATAGAGATTTTATTTAAAAATAATTTACATATATCATATTGTTTTTTAGAATATTTAGCCGAGGCAGAGGGTAACAGAACTTGCTTTACATAGGGTGTAATAGGACAATGAAATGTTTTTCCTGATACTACCTTATCAGTTATTTCCAACGAAGTACACGATAGAGAACCTGTAAAAACATCTTTCTGTTGTTCAATCCATTCACGACCAATGCCACCATTACGGCGAGAGGATAACTGGAATGTAGGATTTTTACCCTCAGGAATATAAGGCTCTTTACGCATATACTTAGTAACATAAGCGGGAGCACCCTCATTCATAGGCAATACCTTAATCATTCCAATTTGTTCAGTTTCAAAAATAGGGTAACCAGATTTACGGCGTATAATGTTACCGTCAGAATCACGCTTTGGTATACGCTTTCCAGTTTCAGGATCAATTTTGAATTTAGACCAGCATCTTTCAAGGAACGTTATAACACGATCAATATTCGAAAACTTGTCATCAGGAAAATTCCATAAAATTACATGATAGTGCGCACGACCTGTTTTGTGCCCATATTCGGCAACAGCAAAATAACGCAGTTTGTGTTCAATACCGTAATAATCTAAACGAGAACGCAATCGCTTAAAAAAGAATTGAAGATCAGCCTTAACAACACCGTCAGCAGGTAGGAACTTTGGAGCATAAGTAAATGTGATAAAATAGGGAACAGAACCCCAACGGTTAGTCTCAGCAATACAACGAGCAGCCAATTCATTAGACTTTCGCTTTCTACACAGAACACAACGACCACAAGGAACAACAATATAGAGAGGCTTTGTTTCTCCAGTGCTTTCATTAACAATAGCGTAATTATTAGCGGTGTCAGGAGTAACACCACAACGTTTTGGATACAACAGAGAAAGTTTTGGGAGATGATAATCTGCCAAATGAATTATACCAATGGGTGAAACAATAACATCATAAGTTTGCGTTAGTTTCTTAATAGACGGATTAAGTAAAACAACTGGGTGCTCGCAACGTATCATATCAAAATTCTCTTACATCTAATTTACCACTAATAACTTCATTAGGTTCGAGCCAAACACTCTGGACAGAATAACTATCAATTCCATAATCTTTTGAAAGTTCAAACACTTTGTCTCTCATGTCCAACTTACAATAAGCGCACAAATGGAAATAGGGAGATTGCATACGAAAATAACGTTTCCGACCTTTTGGAGAAACACCATAATAACGGATCACATAATAATAAAATTGTGTCATAGCTTCATTTGTTTTTTGATTTACGCAACCAAGATACAAATAACCTTCAAAAGAGTTGTCATTTTCAATCATATCATTATCCAACTATGGGGGTTTTTGAACAAAAATAGTACTTACCGAGTACAAAAGAACGGGTTTACATGTAAACGTCTAAAGTTTCATTTGCCTAAGCTGCCAATACCTGTCAGTTAGACTAATATTATCAAGAGGGGAAGCGTTGAGGGGCTTTCGCCCCTCATACCCCTAAAACGGAACAATAGCATTAAGCACGTTTCCAGCAGAATTGAAAATCTTTGTCGCCATATCACAGGCACGCTCCCAATCCTTATAATTTTGATCACTTTTGTAATTGAGCTCAAGTTGTTGTCCTGTAACCTTGATAACATCACCTTGTAAGACAGCGTTAGCACGATCAATGTCCAATTTAGAAGCACCGATTTTTTTATACATAGTATCAGCATCCAAATTCAACTTTTCAGCCAACGTTTTTACGACCAAACATTCAGCTTGTTTATTTGTCAAATTGATACCAGCATTTGATTGTTTAATTTCCTGTGCCAGCTTAATACACTCATTACGGAACTGAGGACGGAGCAAACCTGTTTCAATACGATTGCGAACAGTGGAAGCATCCATATTGCGAACCTTAGCCATACTTTCACGGATAGCCTGATTCATTTGATCATTTGCCGTTTTCAAATTGTTTGTCTGTTGTGACATATTAGCAATTTGTTTGTCGGTCAATTCCATAGCTTGTTTAGCAATTGTAACCTGCATATTATCTAACTCAATCATAGATCCATTTGTAGCAGATTTACGAATGTTATCAAGATTGATCGTAGTCATTTCACCTTGTTTTTTAGCCGTATCAGCTTTTATATTCGCAACCTCCGCAGCAGTTTTCATAAGATCAACTCCAAGAGAAGCACCAGAAAAAGCCGTAGGTTGCACCTGCATAGCAGCACCGAGAACATCAGGAGCGGACGTACCTGCACTTTGAAACGTTTGGGCTACATTAGAATCGACAAGACCAGAAGCACCATTACTATACATCATATCAGGGTTAAGACCAGCAGCTTTCAAACGTGCCATTTGTTGCTCGGGAGAATTATATTGTCTCTCGTCAGCAACATTTTCACGTGCCCATTGATTAGCTTGATTTGCCATTTTTTCATTCCAATCACGGGCAGCCTGATTTTCCTCACGCTGAAACTGCAAACCTTGCTCAAATTGTTTTTGTTGTTGCGCACGTTGTTTCTTAGCAGTAATACCAGAAGCAATACCAGAAGCAACACCACCAAATAAAGAACCTAATAAACCCATAATGTAAATATTTCCAAAAAAAGACAAGGAGTGAAGCTGATCAGAGCTCACTCCAAGTCAAAATTATACTATCTTACTATTTGAACTTAGCATTATCACGACGGCGAGCACTAAGAATATTATTCTTAGAACGCTTTGAGAGTTCCCACATACTATTGCGATCAGAATCACGTAAGTATTCAGGACGAATTTCAAAACCAGAGTTACCGTCAGAATCAAACTGAAACATATCGGCAGACGGCGTGGAAACAGCAACGCCTTTATTAGCCAATTTTTCAATATCTGAGGGTGTAAGGCTTAATCCAGATTGTACAACTATTTCACCTACATTGTACTTATTCATAGGAGTAGAGGCGAAAACCTCTACTCTTTGTTTACCACGACATAACGGTCTACACATATCATTCTAATTTAGGAACAGAAACACGACTAATCGGTAATTTAGCAACTACATCGAAATAAACTTGACCGAGAATCTTATCGGTAGTTTCAGTTACAGAGAACACATCATTAACCTCTTCGGGATCGACAGTGGTAAACGCACTATTCAACTGGGGAGCAGTAACGAAAACACGGTTAATCAAGAAATTCCTTAATTGTGTACGGAACAAACCAGAGGCAGTGTCAAGCTTTTGGCAGTACTCATACCATGGACGCTGATAGCCGAAGACCTTTTCCAAATTAGCACGGTTTTCTTGCCATGATAAAACAGGAGAAATTTCAGCCTGTTTAATAGGTTGGAATCCGATATGATCAAATTCGGGGCTAAATGAATCCAAACGATCACGATACAAGAAGAATTTAGGAAGCGTTTGCGTATAGATCGGCATAGGCACAACAGACATAACACCGATAACGATACTTTCCTCGTCACAAAATACGGAAATGTCCTCAGAGCCAGCAAACAAAGTGGCGTTACCAGCTTGTGAACCTAAAGCACCTTGATACGTACCAGAATCAGAAGTTTCAACAGTTTGTGTAATAGCATTCATTTGAATATCACGGGTACAACCACCGAGATACTCAGGCATAAGAAGATCACAATATTTAACATTAACGTCAAAACGACCATCAATAATATCTTTATAAGAATAACCTCGCATTTGGTTAAGCTCTAAATAACGCTGATAAGCGTTGACATTACGGAAGTCATTGATAGAAATTCCAGAAGTCACAAGATCATAAAGATTTGAAACCTGTTGTACAGGCGTTGAGTCATCTAACAATCTATATTTTACATCTTTCAACTCCGTATCATTGCTCTCAAAAGTGACATCATACTTTTTGCCGTCCTCGTCTACTAAAGCAGTTCCAAGCTGAGTTTCAACATGTCCATTTTCCATTAGGACTTGTTTTGAATAAGTCGTAATACCAACCAAAGGTGCTTGACCTTGTTGAGGAGACGGAACAGCAGTCGTAAACATATCAGAAGCCCAGTTTGCATAATGTAAATGGTAGTCTACAGTATCCTTACCGCCCTCATCCGAAGTAATCCACTGATTATATTTAACTTCACCGTTAATCTTAAACGGGTTATTTTTGATATTACGCATATATGCGTTATAAACAGCATCATAAGCACGGAACGGATAAGCAGATAATTTAAGACGCTTGACATTATCAGCATCACCGGGGCTTTCAAGATAATAAGGACATGAAGCTTTTTCCAGAGAAACGATAGTACGACTACTTCCATAACGGAACAACTTATCGCCAAAAGATGTACCGTTAGAGTTCAAAATTTCCGAACAGTTTGCGTAAAACAAGAAGATTCTATCAAACTGGTCAGTAAAAGGAACGTCAAATGTAATTTCAATACCGTCACCATGTAACAAAGTAGCAGAAACAGGGGTTACATTTTCAATACGAGCACGAACAGGCTTATACAATGTAACAGCTCCTTTCGCAGCATTGCCAGTTTTAACAGCACACGCAAAAATAGCACCATTTCCGAAAACATTAGGAATAGAGCCAACCGAAGCATTACACTGATTAATAGCACGGCGGAAGCTATCACAGTAAGACGCACCCATAGAATAAGTTACACGAATAGGACAAATATACTCTTTGCCTTTAATCTGGTTAGGAACAGACAAGCGAGAGGACAGAGGTGTAAACGGCTGATAATAGTAGTTTGCATCAT